CCTGCACCGACTGAACCGCTCCGACCGCTGCGATCTCCACCGGCGGCCCGAGGAACCGGACACGTACAACGGCTACCGCATCATCGTCTGCCCGGAGTGCGGCGAGGCCGCGATCGTCAGGGTCAGTGCGCGGCGTGCGGGGCAGTGAGGGAGGTGGGTGCGGGATGAGCCGCGACGATCCAACGTACAACCGCGTGAGTAGCCGGTTCTGGGCCGAGGCGAGGGCCGACGACTGGACAGACGACATGGCCCTCCTGGGCGCCTACATCCTCACCTGCGAGCACCGCACTACCGAGGGCATCTATCACCTGCCGCGCGAGTACATGGTCGCCGATCTGCCGGACGGCTGGGACCTCGCAAGGCTTGACGCAAGCCTCGATGCTTTGGTGTCTCGGCACTTCCTCCAGTACGACCACAAGGCCCGAGTCGTCTTCCTTCCGAAGGCCATGAAGTACCAGCGTCCCGACACCAAACAGCAACAGACGGCCGCGATACGCAACGTGAGGAACCTTCCGAAAACTTGCCTCATGCAGGACTTTCTCAAGGCTTGCGAGGAATTCGCGAAGCCTTTCCACCAAGCCTTACTGCAAGCCTTGCCGCAAGCCTTGGAGCAAGGCTCACAGCAAGGCAAGCGTCAAGCTCGCGCACGCGCTAGCGCGCGAGTGTCTCCAGCTCCAGCTCCAGCTCCAGCTCTTAAAGAACCCCCCCTACCCCCCCAGCCTGTGGAAAACGATGAGGGTAGCAGCCAGCCGGAAGAGCGGGAGTGTCTTGCAGACACAGAATCCCAGCACCCCGATCCACAGCCGAGCACCGACCCACTGGATGACGAACCCGACGACCCCGGCACCTGCGACGGCCTCTCCTGCACCGTCCGCGAGTTCGATGTCGGTGCTGTCGCACCGCTCAAGCGGGCGATCGACGCCAGCGAGCACTCCGAACAGTGGCGGCAGTACGGCGTCGGCGGGCAGTTCGACGCGCAGCTCGCCGTCTACGCGAAGCGGCTCTGCGCGGCGGCCCGGATCGCATTCGCGGAGACAGTGCAGCCGCAGCGACATGAGCTCTGCCAGCAGGCACTCATCGCGTCAGTCGAGCGGCTGAAGGGCAGCCGAGACGTGCAGGCCGTCATCGCCGCCCGCATCAAGGCGCGGCCGGACATGGCCGAGCTGATCGGCGATCGCCAGCTCGAGGAGCTGCGCCGGACCAAGCGCAACCCCCGGCGCAAGGGAAAGCCTCGCCCCCTGGCCGACGTCCTGCCGCAGCTCGGCGGGCCGATGCCGCGGCCGACCGTTGAAGAAGAGGCGTCGTGAGACTGATGAACGCCGCCAATCCGCAGAAGAACCTGAAGCCCAAGGAGGGCATCGCCACATGGCTACCGTGACCACTGACCAAGAGACCACGACCGATCAGACCACCACGATCCAAGACGCCTTCGCCGCGGACGCGGCCGAGAAGCTCGCGGATGAGGCCGTCGCCGATTCTTTGACCTCAGATGAGGAGGAGGACAGCGCGACCGAGGACAGCGGCCTGAACGAGCAGGGCGGCCTCCTGCCCCGCCTGGGCGAGCAGGCCGCGTTCGACGGTGAGGGCTTCGAGAAGCCGGCCAAGACGCAGCGTCAGCTCGCCGAGGAGTTCCTCGAGCACTTCCAGGGCGACGTGGAGAAGGCGCAGACTGCGGTCGGCAACGCCCGCGCCAAGTTGTCCGCCGCCATCATTCTGCGCGACGACGCCGAAGAGAACCTGCGGCGGGCGATCCGGGACGAGAAGGCGGCGGCGGGCGACGAGGCAGCCGACGAGGCTGAAGTCGTCCAGGATGATCCGAGCGTGGATGCGGAACGGGCGGCCGATTCTGGGCCGCGGCCTACCGTCTTCGTCCGCTACCCCGACGCCGATGACGACGTGGAGACGGAGCTCGGCCAGTACACCACCTACGGCGAGCTGATCGCCGACTACCTCACGGCCGCCGGCCTCGATGCCGACACGAGCGCGTTCTTCGTGCTGGACGCAGAGGACGGCGACATCTGCCCGTCGACAGCTCAGATCGCTCCCGGTGCATACGGGCGCCGGTACGCCGTGCTGCCGGCACCGGCGCGCGAGGACCCGGCCACATGAGGCATCTCGCCTTCACCGTCTACGGCACCCCCCAGGGCAAGCAGCGTCCCCGACTCGGCAAGGGAGGCCGCGTCTACACGCCGAAGTCGACGAAGACCTACGAGGCAGCGGTCCGAGCCCGCTGCCTCTGCGCCATGGTCGCCGGGCGGGTCCCGAAGCGGTGCGGCGGCGCAGTCCGCATCACGATCGGCTGTTTCTTCCCCGATGCCCGGCGCCGCGACGGTGACAACGTACTCAAGGCCGTCCAGGACGCGCTCAACGGCTTCCTCTGGGTCGACGACTGCCAGGTCTGCGAGGCGACCGTGCGCACGGCGATCGACAGGGCCTGCCCAAGGACCGAGGTCGCCGTCGAACTCGGGGCGCCCGTCGTCCCGCATCTGGCGGATCGATAGGTGAGGCGGTAGAGTCGGCTCATGGGGTGGGCGCATCAGCTCCCGGACGGCCGGTGGAGGGCCTACGAGAGCGAGGGGAGCGAACCGACGCGGCTGACCGCGAACGCGACGCGCGCCACGAAGCGGGAGGCTCAGGCGGCTGCGCGCGAGCGCCTCGCAGCCAAGCGCCGCGGCGCCGTGTATCTGGAGCCGCACCGGCTCACCCTACGGGCGTATCTCGCGCAGTGGACCGAGCACCTTCGCACGCAAGGTCGCAGCGCCAAGTCGCTGCAGGGCTACGAGACCAACTGCAGGGCCGTGCCGAGGTCCCTCGCCGACCGGCGCCTCACCGCGCTCAAGCCCCTGCACTTCCAGCGCTACCTCGACGCCGCCGCCAAGACCGAGGAGGCCGGCACGACCAGGAAGCGGTACACCGTCCTGCACGCGGCGCTTGCGCAGGCGGTCACGTGGCGGCTGATCACCGAGAACCCTATGGACGCGGTGAGGCCGCCCCAGCAGGCGCGGACCGAGATGAAGGCCCTCGATGAAGCGCAGACGGCAGAGCTCCTGGGCGCCCTCACGGGAACGCGCCTCTGGGCCCCGGCCGTCGTCGCCGCCACGACCGGCCTGCGCCGCGGCGAACTGCTGGCCCTGCGCTGGAGTGACGTCGACCTCACCGGCGCCGTCCTGCACGTGCGCCGTCGCGCCGACGAGGCCGCGAAGGAGGCGATCGTCTTCCGGCGCGGCACCAAGTCCGGCGGCACCCGTACCGTGTCGCTGATGGCGGCCACGGTCGCCTGCCTGCGCCAGCACCGTGCCGAGCAGACGGCCGAGCGACTGGCGGCCCGCGAGTGGCACGATCACGGCCTCGTCTTCTGCGATCGTCGCGGCGGGCCGTGGCGACCGGGCACGTTCTCGGCCTCGTGGTGCCGTCACCCCGCGGTGCGAACAGCCGGCGTCCGCTTCCACGACCTGCGCCACACACAGGCGACCCTGCTGCTGCGAGCCGGCGTGCCGGTCGATGCCGTCTCCAAACGGCTCGGACACCGGAGCCCGACGATCACGCTCTCCGTCTATGCGCACGTCCTCGAGGACGCCGATGCGGCCGCCGTCGAGCGGCTCGAGGAGGGTCTCGGGACGCTGCTCGCCGGAGATTCCGGTACATTTTCCGGTACATCCTGACCGGTGCCCTTCGCGAACTGCCTGCACGGACGCATGATTCCGGGCAGAATGCAGCCCCTCGGGGAGAGGGGCGGATAGGCTTTCAGACGTCAACGGGGCCTGTGTAGTCAGCCTCGTTTGAGCCTGAGCTGCGGAGACCCATCAACAGGGCCTGTTGAGAGATTCCGGTACATCTGCCGGTACATTTCCCGGCGCCTCCTGTTACAGCGGGCGCTCTAGGGTGTCGGCATGGTGCTACAATCAAGCGATGCCGATGACCAGCGAACAGCGCGAACGGCTGATCGGTCAGGTCATGCTCGGCGTCTCGGTCGAGACGGCGCTCGAGTGTCTCGGCCTGACCGAGCTCGACCTCTCGATGCGGCTCGCATGGGACGACGCCCTGCGCGATCGCCTGATCGCGGCTACGGCCTTCGACGACGCCCTCAAACGCGAACTCTTCGGGGAGTCGCCGCAGGAGTAGGGGCCAGCCGGTGGTGAGCCTCCGCGCCGCCACCGTCCCGCGCGCCATCGTCGTCAAGCGCCGGCGCGCCTCCTCACCGCTCACTCGCGTCCCTGTCTGCATCTGGCCGGGCTGCGACGCCGTCCTCGCCCGAGACCACCCTCAGCCGGTCTGCTCGTGCCACGCGCACGGCCAGCGCGTCTACCACCACCGGTCCGACCGCCTCGTCCTGCACCTGTTGATCGCCGCCTACCCGGCCGCGATCGACCTCTGCGGCGTCCTGCGCTGCACCTCGCATGAGCTTGAGGCGACGCTCAAGCGGCTGCGCCGCAAGGGGCATACCATCTCCGGCGTCCGCCGCGGCTACGTCTACGAGGTGAGCGACTCACAATGGCGATAGACCGCGTCGCTGCGGCCTCAGACTGGGGTCATGGGCAAGCGCCAGTACCGCCGCTACACCGACGAAGAGAAGGCCGCCGCGGTCGAGTTCTCCCTGAGCCACACCGTCGCCGAGACGGCGCGCGAGTACGGCTGCTCGACCGGATCCGTCTCTACCTGGGTCAGAGACGCCGGCGTCGAGCGCAACGCCGACCGCCAGGCGCAGACGCAGGCGGCGACCGAGGCTGTCGCGGAGCTGGCGCGGCAGCGGCGCGCCGAGCTAAAAGCGAAGCTGCTCGAGAAGGCGCTCGATCTCCTGGGCCGCATGGACGAGGAGCACATCGACTACCGCGGGCAGAAGGCGGAGCCGGTCACGTACCCCAGGGCGCCGGCCCCGGCCTGCAGCAACTATGCCTACGCAACCGGGCTCCTGCTGCGCGAACTACGGCTCGAGGGCGGAGAGCCGACGGACCGGCCTACCGTGACTCACGACTACTCCGAGCGCAGTGATGAAGATCTCATCAGAGAAGCTGAGCAGATCGTCCGAGACGCAGCCGCCAGGCAGCATCCTGACTGAGGACGAGCGGACTCGCCTCTCTGCGATCAACGCCGAGCTCGCGCGGCGCGAGGCGGAGACGATTCTGGCGCCCGACGAGTTCGAGTTCATCCGCTCGCTGTCGATCGAGGACAAGGTAGGCGGGCGCCTGATCCCCTTCCACCTCTGGGGCTTCCAGCGTGACTACATCGGCGAACTGCGGGCCCATGACCGCTTGCTGGCGCTGAAGGCCCGGCAGCTCGGCATCACTTGGACGACGCTGGCACACATGCTCTACGAGGCCGAGTTCTGGGGTGACCGCCTCTTTCTCATCCTCTCCCAGTCCGGCGAGGACGCCATCGATGCCCTGCACCGCGTCCGGATCCTCTACAACTCGCAGTCCGAGAAGTCCGTCCGGCTCACGAAGGACAACACCGAGGAGATCGCGTTTTCGAACGGCAGTCGCTTCCGCAGCATGAAGGCGACCAAGCGGGCCGGCCGCAGTCAGGCCGCCTATGCTGCGCTCGCAGACGAGTTCGCGACCTGGGACTGGCCGGACGAGCAGCTTGCCAGCCTCGAGGGCTGTCAGCGCCTCTACGCGGTGTTCACCGGTCAGGGTCCCGGAGACCTCGCGCACGCCATCTGGACGCAGGCCCAGCAAGGGATCGGCGAGTGGCACGGCGTCTTCTACCCCTGGCACGCGCACCCCGGCCGTGACGCTGAGTGGTACCAGAAGAAGGTCATCGAGAACGCCTCACCGCGCCTCGCCCGTCGTGAGTATGCCGCCACGCCGGCCGACGCCTTCGCCGCCCCGTCCGGCGTCTTTTTTGAGCGCTGGAGCGAGCGCAACGTGCTCGCCGGTTTCACAGCGGAGCCGACCTGGCCGACCGTGCGCTGCGCCGACTTCGGGCGCCGGCATCCGGCGGCGCTCTGGATCCAGACTTCGCCGCAGGGGCAGCCGATCATCGTCGCCGAGTACGCCCCAGCGGCCCGCGACACGTCGGCCGCCATGACGACGCAGGAGTTCGCCGATCAGGTGAAGCGCATCGACGCCGAGCTCGGGCTCGACTACCCACCGTCGACCACGTTTTGCGACCCGGCCGGCAAGGCGGTCGAGGCCACGACCGGAAAGTCGGAGTTCGAGATCTTCGCAGCGAATGGACTGTATCCGCAGGGCGAGTCGTCGAGCATCCGCGACGGCTGCGTCTGCATGTTCAACCTGATTGCCGATCCTGACCTGCCACTGCTCGTCTCCGACCGCTGCCCCTGGCTCACGGAGGCGCTGACGGCGGTCCCACCCGACAAGGGCAAACCGGACCTCTACGATCAGCGCGAGTCGAGCCCCTATCAGCACATCCTCGACGCGCTCCGCTACTGGGCCGTGAACGTGAGCGATGCAAGCACCGGCATCGACCTCTCGACGAACCTCCGCGGGACGAGGCTGGGCGGCTTCTAGGCTCGCACAACGTCGATAGAGTGACGCCTCGCGTCCCGCAGACTCGGGTGCGTGAGCATCGTCACCTTCGTCAAGGGCGCCCTCGGCCTGGCCGAATCACGGCCGCGCCCTGACGTCTCCGAGCTCGGCTCCAACTCCGTCTCCTACGCCACTACCAAGGACGGCGTTTCCGAGCTCATCGACCCCGAGTACCGCTACAACCTCAAGGGCGCGCAGGGAGGCCGCACGTACCAGCGGATGCGCTGGTCCGACCCCCACATCTGGGGCCTGCGTGAGGCGCAGAACCTGCCGATGCTGCAGGCGCAGGCGACGATCGAGCCCGCCGACCCCAACGATCCCGACGCTGTCGAGAAGGCCGCGCTCATCCAGCGCCTGCTCCTCGATGACTACCCCTGGCGCAGCTTTCTGCGCGACTCGTTCCTCGACGCGGACTACGGCTTCGCCTGCTTCGAGATCGTCTGGCGCCTCGAGGACGGCGAGACGCGGTTCCGGCTCGCCCTGCGGCCGAGTTCCTCGATCTCCGTCCAGGACATCTACGTCAAGGCCGGGACGATCGACCACGTCATCCAGCATCCCTACAGCGGCGGCGAGGCCACGATCCCGGGCGAGAAGCTCGTCTGGTTCGCGCACGCCAAGGAGGGCGACCTCTTCCAGGGCCGGCCGATCCTGCGGCCCATGTACAAGCCGTGGGTCATCAAGGAAGAACTCGAGGTCGAGCTGCCGATCGCGATCCGCAAACTCGGCGGCGTGCCGGACATCACGAACTCCGCTCAGCTCACGCCCGACGAGAAGACGAAGCTCGAGGCCGCCGGCCGCGCCTTCGGCCTCGCCCCGGACGCCTACTTCATGCACTCGGAGAAGACCTCCGTGCAGCTCCTGACCGGCAACGCCACCGTCGCCGACATCCTCGAGGCGATCAAGCAGCGAAACACGGAGCTGACCAGCGTCTGCCAGGCGCAGGTCTTCGACCTCGGCACCAGCAACGCCGGCAGTCGCGCCCTCGGCTCGACCCTCTCCGACCTGTTCGCCAACTCGATCACGGCCGACGCTCGCCGCCGCGCCGATGTGCTCAACTCTCCCGGCGGCCTCATCCATCAGGCCGTCGCCTACAACTTCCCCACCGACGACAACCTGCCGCGGCTCGTCTTCGGCAGCGTCCAGGCCGTCGACATGAAGGCGTTCGCCGCCGCCTTGCTCGCCTACTCGCAGGCCAGCCTGCCGCCGGATCTCGACGAGTGGGCGCGACGCGAGATGAACATGCCGAAGGCGACCACGTCGCAGACGCAGCTCCCTGGCGAGCCTGCGCCGACGCAGCCCGAGCCGCCCGCCCCAGCCGCCAGCAACCAGCCGGGCACGGGCGATGACGAGGCGGGCGGCTCGGGTCCGCAGTCTGGAGCGCGGGCAAGTGAGGGTCATTCGCGCGACCTCACGCTCGCCGAGCGCCGTGCCCCTCGCGGCGTCGAGTGCTACGTGCAGCTCGCCGAGATCGCGGCCAAGTTCGACGACGCCAAGACGGCGGTCCGCACGTCCACGCAGGGGACTCGCGACAAGCTCGTCGCCGAGGTCTCAAGGCGGGCGCAGGCGGCGCAGGCCAGGGGCACGCTCGCCGACTTTGCGGCGCAGCAGCCGCCGATGGTCGACAAGCTCACGGCCGAGGTCGAGGCCGTGATGGAGGACCTCTTCGCCTTCGGCCGCCGGCAGGTCGCCTCCGAGCTCGACCGACAGCGCCGCGGCGATCCCATCGTCGAGGAGACGCTCGAGGCGCGCCGCGCCGGTGAGCGCGTCATGGCCGAGCGCAAGCCGCGCCGGGTCTCTCCCATCAACGAGCTCAAGGCGATCCGCGAGCAGGCCGCGACGATGGCACGCTCGATTGCCCAGCAGACGCAGGCCGCCGCCGCTCAGATCGCCTCGCGCATCGGCTCCGGCGTCCCGCTCGAACCGGGAGCGTTTGCCGAGGCCGTGACCCGCGCCTCCGACGACGCCGCGCTCAGGTTCGGCGCCGCCGTCGCGGACGTCCTCAGTCTCGGCCGCACCGAGGAGATGCGGGCCCAGGAAGCGGCCGTCGCGGACTACGTCTATTCCGCCATCCTCGACGGCGCCGCCTGCGACGAGTGCGCGCCGATGGACGGCGAGGTCACCGAGGACGCCGACGAGGCGGCCGGCTGGGCCCCGAATCCGGACTGCGCCGGCGGCGACCGCTGTAGGTGCCTCGTCATCGCCGAACTCGAGCAGGAGGCCTCCGCATGAACGTCCTTCCCCTCTACCGCGTCCGCCTCGCCGACCCGATCGCGGCCGGCGACGTGACGCCGATGATGGTCTTCCCGATCGGCGAGTGGCACTCCGCCAAGTACCCGGATCTGCCGCTCACCGAGGATCTCGCGAACGAGCTCATCGCCAACTTCGAGGCGGGCGTACTCGGCACCGAGCCGGTCGTCGACTCGTCCGGCAAGCACGACACGAGCACTCCGGCCGCCGGCTGGGTGAAGCGCGTCTACCTCGCGAGCTATGAAGAGGGCAAGGTCTCCGGCCTCGCCCTGTGGGCGGACGTGAAGTGGACCGAACTGGGCGCCGGCATGCTGACCGACGAGCAGTATAAGTACGGCTCCGTCGAGATCGGCTCCGTCGTGCTGAACGACAGCGGCGAGACCGTCGACAACGTGCTGCGCTCGCTCACGCTCACGAACACGCCGGTGCTCCGGCTGATGCCGAACGTGCAGAACGCAGCCGAGAAGCAGCGCGACGTGGTGACGCTCTCGCTGTCGGAGTACACCCTTGCCGAACCCGGCTCCTTCAACGCCCTCCGCGACGCGCTCGAACTCGCGATCGGCGAGGCACACGGCGATCACGTCTGGGTCTGCGACTTCGGTCCCGACTGGGTCGTCTACGAGCAGTCGTTACTCGACTTGCCGTCGCGCTCCTACAAGGCCGCCTACGCCACGACCCCCCAAGGCATCACCCTCGGCGACCCCGTCGAGGTCAAGCGGGAGACATCTTACGTCCCCGTGTCCGACGGCGCTCCCGGCGCCGCACCTGTGTCCAGTTCCCCGGCAGATGCCCTCGGCATGGCCGCGGAAGGGACGCCGGCTGCGCTCTCCGAGGATCCCGCCGCACAGAAGGGAGCTGACACACGCATGAAGACCGTCATTCAGCACCTCAAGCTCGCCGAGGGCGCGTCGGAATCCGACGTACTCGCCGCGGTCGTGAAGCTGGCTGAGGAGCGCGACGCGGAGAAGACCCGCGCCGAGTCCGCCGAGGTCAAGCTCGCTGAGGTCGAGAAGGCGGCGGCCGTCGCCGCCTTCGCCGGCAAGCTCGACGAGAAGATCGCCGGCGGGTTCATCGGCACCGGCGAGCGCGAGACGTTCGTCAAGCTCGCCGACGAGCAGTCGGTCGAGCTGGCCGAATCGCTCATCGCCGCCCGCACTGCCAAGGTCATCGACCTGGGCGAGCGCGGCAGCGACGCGGGAGGCCAGGAGAAGCCGGCAACCGTGGAGCTCGCCGATAAGTCGGCGGCCCGCGCCGCCAAGGACGGCATCAGCCTCGACAAGGCACAGAAGCTGACGCTCGCCGAGGATCCCGACCTCGCCGCCCGCATCTACTCCGAACGCTACGGAAAGGGGGCCTGACGTGGCCACCGTGCTTCCGCGGGGTCCATACCGTGACGAGACCTTCGTCGCGGCCGAGAGCCTCGCATCCGCTCAGTACCACTTCGGCTACCTGGTCACTTCGACCACGGTCGAGGTCGGCGCCGCGAACGAATTCACGCCCGGCATCATCCAGAACGCACCGGCCTCCGGAGAGCAGGTCCTCCTGCGCACCGCGGGCCAGTCGTACCTCGTGGTCGACGGCACGACCGACATCGCCGTCGGCGACCCGCTCGACTGCGACGCCAGCGGTCACGGCGTCAAGCAGGAGACCGACAAGGGCCGCTACTACGCCATCGCTCGCGAGGCGTACACCAGCGCAACCCCCGCCGCGATCGTCGTCGACATCCAGACCGGCTACCTCGACAACGCCTGAGAAGGGACGGTGATCTCTGATGGCAAGCACGCAGCACGCTGACCTGCACATCGACGCCGCCCTGACGCAGTGGGCGACCGAGTATCAGTCGCAGGACGAGAACCTGATCGCAGACCTGGTCGCCCCCGTGATCCCGGTGACCAAGAAGAGCGACAAGTACTGGATCCACGGCGCCGAGGGCTTCGAGCTGGTCGAGACGGCCCGCGGCCCCGGGGGCCAGTACGGCGAAGTCAAGTGGACCAAGTCCTCGGACTCGTACTTCTGCGAGGGGCACGGCCTCATGGCGCGCGTGCCCGACGAGGACGCAAAGGCCGCCGACCCCGAAGTCGATCCGGCCAAGGACGCCCTCTCGGTGCCGCTCGACGAGATGAAGCTGGCGCGTGAGAAGCGCGTCGCCGACCTCGCCTTCAGCGGGACCTACATGACGCAGACGGCCGCTCTGGCGGCTGCCGACCGCTTCAACGTCGACACCTCCGATCCGGTCGACATCGTCGGCGACTACAAGACCACGGTCCGCGGCAAGATCGGCCGCGTCCCGAACACCGGCGTCGTCGGCTACACCGGCTTCGTCGCGCTGCAGCAGAACGCGACCATCCGTAAGGTCGTGTTCGGCCTGAACGCGCCGGAATCGGTTCCGACCGCGGCGCAGATCGCGCAGGCGCTCGGCCTCAGCCGGCTGCTCGTCGGCAACGCCGTCTACACCACCGCGGCCAACACGTTCGCGGACATCTGGGGCAAGTCGATGCTGATCGCCTACATCGACCCCACCCCGACGTCGCGGGCACTCTGTCCGCTCAAGACGTTCGCCTGGACGGGCGAGGGTCCCCGCTACGCGACCCGCGGCCCCGTCTGGGACGACGACACGAAGAGCTGGAAGTACTACGTCGACGACTACCCGGACGAGAAAGTCGTGTCCGTGTACGCCGCCTACCTCCTGACGACGGTCGTCGACTGACCACCCACACCATGAACCGGGGGCGGGCCCCGTGCCCGCCCCCGGTACCGGAAGGAGAACGGTTCACATGGCCAAGCACTACAAGGTTCCGAGTGCGGTCGTCAGCGGCGCCGTCGGCTGCGGAAGTCGCAAAGCCGCGAACACCGGCGGTGCGCTCACCCGCGTCCGCGTGCACGACGTGTTCGCCGCTCCGGCGGCTGCCGCCGTCGACACCATCGTGGCGTCGGTCGCTGCCAGCAACGAGGCCGCCGGTGCCGACCTCACCATCGCCGCGCAGCCCGACATCCCGCGCAACCTGTCGATCACTGCCGACGCGGCGCAGACCGAGAAGATCACCGTCACCGGCACCGACCAGTTCGGCAACGCGCAGACCGAAGAGATCACCTTCAACGGCGCCTCCACGGTCGCCGGGACGAAGGTCTTCAAGACCGTCACCACCGTGCATCAGGCGCAGCGCTCCGGCGCCGCCAACATCAGCGTCGGCGTCGGCTCCCTCCTCGGCACCAGTCGCCGCGTCGTGGGCCTCGGCCTCACCGGCGGCGTCTACACCACGGCGAACGGCGAGACGACGATGGTCCAGGAGACCACGTGCCCGGTGCGCGCCGTCACCGCGAACGTCCACGGCGTCACCTTCGCGACCGCCCTCGCCGCCACGAAGACGTACGAACTCGGCTACATCACCGACGAAGCGAAGTGACGTCATGCCGTATGTCCTGAAGCGCGGCACGATCCATGGAAAGCCGTACAAATGCGGGGACTTCGTGCCCGGCGGCAAAGGCGACCTCGCGGAGATGGAGGCCTCCGGCGCCGTCGAGTGGGTCGAATCGCCGCCGCGTGAGCCGAAGCCGAAGCCGAAGGCGACGCCGAGGCCTCGCAGCAGCAAGGCGGTGAAGTGATGCCCCGCGCTGTAGAAACGCTCGCCGCCGCCACCGGCTCCGAGGGCGGTCTCGGCAAGATCGGCACCATCGCCCATGGGGACACCCTCTACGTCGTCTGCCCGGTCAACGACCAGACCGGGCGCGTGAAGTGGGTCGTCGCCACAGACAAGGCATTCACGGTTCAGCGCTACATCGCCGAGACGAACCCGCTTGGCGGCACGCTCACGCTGGCCGATGCGACCGCCGTCGACGACGGCGATACGTTCGTCCTGAACGGCGAGACGTACACCGCCGAGAGCACCGAGGGCGACGCCGCGGCCTCGTCCCGCAAGTTCTGGACGGGAGCGAACAACGCCGCCGCCGCCGCCAACCTTGCGGCTCTGCTGAACAACGCCGCCTACGGCTTGCCCGGCTTCGCGGCCGCGGTCGCAGCCGTGGACGCCACAGACGTGGTCACGCTCACGGCGCTGACGGCGGCGACGCTGCAGTTCGCGCAGGGCACGTCCGCCGCCGACGAGATCGTCTTTGCCGAGACGACGGCCAATGGCCTGATGCTTGACGGGGCGGCAGTCGCAGATGCGACGGCGACTGGCACCGCCGGCGTTCCCAGCCTCGTCGTCGAGCACGAGAACGACGGCTTTGTGTCGGTCATTGGGCTGACGAACAACGACGGCGCGGACGCGATGACGGCCACCGTCAAGGCGATCCGGTTCGCCGAATGAAGACCACGCTCACAGCCTCCCGGTTGTCTCTGACTCGCTTTGGCGGGCCGGAGAGAGCACGCATGGAGGTGCACCATGGCTGACTACTGCGCGCTTTCGGACGTCTACCCGCTGATCTCGAAGATCGGCACCCTTCGCGACGCGGCCACGGGGCCGCCTGTGGTGACGGCGACCGTCCCCTCGGCGGCGCAAGCCGGCCTCATCTGCACGCAAGTCTCGAGCGAGATCAACATGCACCTGCGAGTCCACGGCTACACGGTGCCGGTGACGGACGCCGACGCGCTCGCCGCCCTCAAAGCCGTGGCGATGAACGGCAGCGCCTACCGGATCCTCAAGAGCGCGTTCCCGGCCGCCGCAGGCGTCTCCGGAGACGGCGGCGCCTATGAGTCGCTCCGCGCCGACTACCTCGCCGGCCTCGCTCTCATCGATGCCGGCGGGTTGGCCGCCGACATGGCGGCAGACGATGCGAGCGACTCGGTCTCCTACGACTTCACCCGCACCTACGACGTGCTCAGCTCGGCACTGAACGCCGATACGAACGTGGAGCCGTTCTGATGGCAGAGGTCGTCAGCCAGAGCGGCGGCGTCGAGTTCGACCTGCGCTTCGATCCACCGCTGAAAGAATTCAACTTCCGCGTCTCGCTCTTCACGAGCGGGATTTCCGACTGGTCCGGCGTCATGCGCGCCTACGGCGAGCTCTTCAAGCGCCACATGGCGCTCGCCTTCGAGACCGAGGGCGCCGCGACCGGCGCTCGCTGGGCGGCCGTCTCCGAAGCCTGGGCGACCTACAAGGCCACGCACGGCTTCGGCCGCAAGATCGGCCTCTATCGCGGCGATCTGCGCAGCTCCGTGACCGGCGGCGGCGGCTACTCCGAGCACATCACCAAGACGCGCGGCGACTACGGCATGAGCGGCTCGAGCAAGGCCGCGCCCTACGGCGCCCACTTCGCCGCCAAGCGGCCCGTCGTCAGGTTGCAGGCCAAGCACGGCCGCGAGTACCAGAAGGTCACCCACACCTGGCTCGTCGCCGAGGAGCGCGGCGCCTTCGGTTCCGGCGGCGCCGGCGTCGCCGAGGCCGTGCGTCTCGGCGGCGTCACCGGCTCTGTGCAGAGCATCGACCTGAGGACGAACCGATGACCATGCCCGGAGCCGGCGCCGTCATGGGCGCGATCGAGACCCGCCTGCAGGACGGCTTCGCCGCCAAGGTCTCCGCGCTCAATACCGAGTATGCCGACTCGATCACGCTGACGGCACCGGAGACGAGCTCGTACCACCGGATGCTCGACCCGGCCGACCGCGATGCGATGCTGGCGCTCTCCACGCCGGCCGTCATCCTGCGGCCCGAGGTCGAGGAGCCGGTCGGAGGCCGCGCCCTCGGCGGCGAGTACGCGATCCGGACCCCGATCGAAGTCTCGATCGTGACCGGCTACGACACCTCCGAGCGGCAGGGCGAGGCGCTGCTCCGCTACCAGCGCGCCCTCAAGGAATTGCTGCTGCATCAGAACAGCGCCACCGGCGACTCCGCCTACGACTTCGAGGCGTCCGGCTTCGCCCGGACGTGGACCACCGACAACGGCGTCCTGCGGGACGTGGCGATCGTCGTCTCGACGGTCGTCTTCGAGACCCCCTGAAAGGAGCAGCACCCATGAGCAAGGCCCTGACGTGGCCGAACTTCAAGGGCGAGAGGCGCACCATCCCGGGCGTACCGTCCCCCAAGGACGGCTGGGGGCCTGGGGTGAAGCTGCCTCTCTCCGAAGTCGGCATGAGCGAAGCCGTCGCCGCAGAGCGCATCAAAGACACGCCCCTGCAGCTCGTCGACCTCAAGGACGCCAAGACGACGAAGGGCGGTGACTGACCATGGCATCCGCCGGCGGCTACATCCAGGCGGGCCTCGAGCAGGCCCCGAACGCTGAGGGCGGCACCAACGCCGTCTCCTCGAATCTGTTCTACCTCCCGGCCACACAGATCGACTTCGACGCCAAGCCGACGATGCTGGAGCGCAAGGACGAGCTGCGCGGCGGCTTCTACGCGGCGCCACACTCGGGCGTCGCCAAGTACGAGCCCGAGGGCTCGCTCGAGAGCCGGCTCTATCCGGCGACGCTCGGGCTTCTGCTCTACGCGGCCTGCGGCGGCTGCACGACCACGGCCGGCGACGGGGTCATCACCGACCCCGACAGCGTCGCCGTCCCGATCGGCGCCCACCGGCACGTTTTCGCCTGGAAGGAGGCAGAGGTCCCGCAGACGCTGCAGATGATCTTCGCGCCCCCGTCTGGGGGCTTCCGCAAGGCCCAGGGCATCGGCGTCGATGAACTCGCGTTCAAGGCCGCAGACGGGTCCTGGCGCGCCGACGCGAAGCTGCTCGCGCTCGTCTGCGCGATCATCTCCGACCCGTCGCTCACCCCGAGCTACGAGGCGGCCGGCCCCTGGCGCGAGGGCGAACTTGCGCTCACCTGGCTCTCCGGCAGCGCGACCACCAAGGAGTTCGACTGGTCGATCAAGAACGGCCTCAAGACCGAGCGCCAGTTCACGACCAACTCGCGCTATCCCGACAGCATCGTCTACGAGCAGAACCTGCCCGTGGTCGGCGGCTCGATCCCGAAGCGCAGTTTCGACGCAGACGACTACGCGGCGCTCAT